GGGGCGCGCGGGGCCGCCCCGCGCCGGCCCCCATCTCCGCGGCATGCAGACCCCGGCCCTGTTCCTGGCCTTGACGCTGATCCCGGCCCCCGCGCCGGGAGCGACGCCGGGCGCGCCGGTGCCCCCTCCCCGGATCGTGGCCGGGTTCGTCGGAAGCGCCGCCGCCCAGGCCTGCCAGGCCGCCGCTGCCGACCTCGAGGCTCAAGCGCGCGCCGCCGGGATGCCGCTGCGCGCCCGGTGTCTCTGGACCGTCTCGACCTGACACCGCCGACCAGGAGCCAGCCCATGACCTCCCCGACCTCCGAGACGCCCCAGGCCTCGCCGAACCTCTCCGCCGTTCTCGAGGCCCAGTCCCGCCTGGACGGCCTACTCCTCGAGTGCCTGGCTCTGCAGGCGCCGCGCCCGAGCCCTGAACTGGACGCGATGGTGGCCGAGCGCCTGGCCGTCCCGGCGGGCCTGCCCGCCGATCGCCCGTATGCCTCCGACGAGGCGGCCGCCCGCTCCCTTCTGCGGCCCCACGAGGACGTCCTGGTCGTGCCCGACGCCGGGCGATTCTGGGCCCTTGTGAGCGTCCCCCGCTTGGGCCGCCGGGATGGCGCGCCGCGGGATGTCTGGCGCCTTATTGACGGCCGTCCGGCGCGCGCCTGGGGGGATACCCCCGCGACGGCCATCTGCGGCGCGATCCTGGTGGCGCGAGTCGTCGAGGCCGCGGGGCTCTGCGCCTTCGCCGGGGCGTCCCCGGCCCTGGCCCGGGCCCTGGATTATGCGGGCGCTTGTCTGCGCTTTGGCGAGGGCTGACCGATGACGACGCCGCCCCGGCCCCAGGGGGCCGGCTCCACCGGGATCGTAGGCCTGAACTTCCTCGCCCAGGTCGAGGCCGCGCTTGAGCGCCTGGGTGGCGCCCGGAGGCTGGTTCGGGAGGCGGCGTCCCGAGCGCTCGACGACATGGTGCAGGCGGGCCGGGACCACGGGCGGAGGATGGCCCGCCAGCGCTTGGACCAGCCGGTGCCCTACACCCTCCAGGGCATGCGTTACTGGCGCTCGACCCGCGAGAACCTGACGGCCTGGCTTTTCTTTGCGGACGCCCAAGCGGAGTATCTGAAGTGGCAGGAGCGGGGCGGCGTCCGCCGCCCGCGCAAGAAGAAGATCGCTCTGCCCGTGACTGAGGTCCGGACGCCGGAGGGGAACATGCCGCCGAATCTTCTGCGGTCTGTCGTCGCTCGGGTGCGAGAGGAGAGGAAGCGGTCGGCGCTACGCAAGGGAGCGCCCAAGCGCCGCGAGCAGTTCGCTGCGCGTGCCGCAATCGTCCGGCGAGAGATGGACCGCCGGAACCGCGTCCTGGCGATGGCTGCGGCCCAGAAGATCCGCGGACCCAACGGGCGCCTTCGGACCGATCCCGCGGTGCGGGCGGCCCAGGTCCAGCTGCGGCGCCGATCTGCCCGTCTCGAGCGACTCCTGGCGAAGCAGCAGCGGATGCTGACCCGACGCCTGGATCGGGCGGCCAAGGCCGAGACGAAGGCCCGGGCATCTGGCGTCTTCGGACCGAACGACGGCATCTTCCTCGGAGCGCCCAACGGCAAGCCGCTGGGGTACTACGAGCGCCTCGGCGGCTCCCAGGACAAAGGCCGCAAGGTCCGCCCCGTCTTCCTCCTGATCGATCGGGCCCGGTACCGGCCGCGGCTGAACTTCGGCCCGGATACCGAGGCGTTCATGCGGGCCCGCCTGCCTGGCGCCATTCAGCGCGGCGTTCAGGCGGCAATGCTGCGGGACCTGGCGAAGCGGACGGGCTTGTCTGAGCGTCGGGTCCAGCGCCTCCGGGCTCAGGGGCGCTTGTGAGCCGCGGGACTTTGGCTGGGCTTAAGCTATGCCCCGGGAATGCCCTTTTCTGCCCCGGGGCGGGCTTGTCCGCTACCTGGATACCCGGATGCGCCGTGGCGTGCCGCGGCGGGGCGAAAAAGGGGGCAAAACCGGCCGATTCGGGCAAGCCTCGCGCCTGGCGCGGGGGTCTGGGGCGGGATGTATGCACCTGGCGCGCGTCTATGGGGATGGTATGCGTCTGGTGCATACCCCCAGGGTCGGGGCCCCTCCCGGCCGGGGGGAATCGCGGGGGTTTCGCGAGTTTGCCTTTTTCGGACATTCAATCTTTTCAACGACTTAACGGACTCGACCCCCGCGAGAAAGGGATCAGAGGTTCGACCGGCGGCCTCTGCCGACCAAGCAAAATCAAGGGCTTAGCGCCGGCCCGGACTCGCCCCATGTCCCTCTCTGGATCGCCCGAATCCGGAAGATCAGCATTGTGAATGTCGTCCCGCCTCCCTCCGACGCCCCCGGCGGCCCGCCCGGCGGCGGTTCCGTCCGGCTGCTGCCGGTCACCGCCCCCGACTTGATGGCTTGGCTGGGCCTCGAGGCGTCCGACCCGTCGCGGATCCGCCAGCTGGCGGGCCAGGGGGTCGTCGTCCGGAGGTCCCACGGCAAGTATGACCTCTTCGAGTCGGTCCGGGGCTACTGCAACTGGTTGCGACGAGAGGCCAAGGCCCTCCGCGCCGGGCCTGGCATGCACGAGGAAGAGCCCGGCGCCGGACTGTCGGGCCGCGCCCGCCGCGAAGAGATCGAAGCGGAGATCGCCGCGCTCAAGCTTGCCGCAATGCGCCGTGACCGCCTGCCCGCGGCCGAGGTCCAAGTCGCTTGGGCGTCCATCGTCGGGGCCGTACGCGCCCGTCTCCTGTCCCTCCACGCCGGCCTGGCCGGGGAGGTCGTCCGGGCGAAGGACCAGGCCGAGGCCGCGGCGCTGATCCGCCGCGCCATAGAAGGCGCGCTGGAAGAGCTGTCCCGGACGATGCCATACGACGCCGCCGCTGCGGGCGCGCCCGCGGCCCCGGGCCCCGGAGGCGGTAATGCCGAAGATCCGGAGGGCTGAAGTCGCCGCGGCGGCGAGCCAGGCCGACGACCGCCAAGCCGTTCGGGAGATGGTGGGCCAGACGATGGCCCTGTTCCGCCCACCGCCGCCGATGACGGTCTCGGAGTGGGCGGACGCTTATCGCTACTTGAGCGCCAAGACCTCGAACCGTCCCGGCAAGTGGCGCACGGATGTCGTCCCATACCTCCGCGAGATCATGGACGCCTTCACCGCGCCTGACTGCGACGAGATTGTCGTCATGGCGGCGGCGCGCGCCGGAAAGACCTCCTCGGCGGAGAACGCGATCGGCTACTTCATCGCGCACGACCCCTGCCTTCTCTTCTTCGTTGCTCCGACCGAGGACGACGGCGACCGCTTCGCGCGCCAGCACATCGAGGCGATGTGCGACGAGACCCCGACGCTGCGGGGCAAGATCATCCAGTCTTCGGGCAAGGACGCCGGCTCCAATGCCAAGGTGAAGGTCTTTCCCGGCGGCCTGCTGCAGCTGGGGTCTGCCAACTCTGCGGGGTCCCTGGCTGGCAAGACGGCGAAAATCGTCTTCGCAGACGAGATCGACCGCTACCCTGCCGATGTCGACGGTGAAGGCGATCCCCTGGCACTGGCGAAGAAGCGCGTCGCCGACCGGCCGCCGGGGTTCAAGATCTACATGGCAAGCACCCCCACCACGGCGGGCACCTCCCGGATCGCCCGGGAGTTTGCCCGCTCCGACCAGCGCCGCTTCTTCGTCCCCTGCTCTCATTGCGGCCACGAGCAGCACCTGCAGATGCGCCAGGTCGTCTGGGACAAAGAAGAAGCCGAGGATGGGACGGTGCTGCGCCATCTGCCGGAGACGGCGCGCTACATCTGCGAGGGCTGCGGCGAGGGCTGGGACGATGTGGAGCGCGTCCGGGCCGTCCGGCGCGGGCGCTGGCGTGCCACGGTGACGGCGAAGACGCCGCGCCGCCGGGGCTACCACCTGACCGCCCTGTGCTCCCCCTTCGTGTCCATGGCCCAGATCGCGTCCGAATGGCTCGAGGCCCAGGAGTCCAGGGAGACCCTGCGGACCTTCGTGAACACCGTCGAGGGCCTCCCCTTCGAGGATCGGGGTTCCGGGGAGGAGATGACCGTCCAGCGCCTTCTGGAGCGGCGAGAGGAATACGATGCCGAGGTCCCGACGGGCGCCGCCGTTCTGACGATGGGCGTCGACTCTCAGGGCGACCGCATGGAGTACGAGGTCGTTGGATGGGGTGCCGGAGAGGAGTCCTGGTCCATCGAGGTTGGAGTCATTCCGCATAGCCCGCTGTCCCCGGAGGCCTGGCTGGCCCTGGAGGAGGTGGCGCGGCGCCCGCGCCGCCGCCGGGACGGGACGACGGCGACCGTTTCGGCGGTTGTCGTTGACACGGGCGGCAATGCCGACGGCGTGTCCTGGCAGACGCGCGTCGCGGACGAGTGCCGCAAGCGCGCGGGCCAGCGCTGGTATGCCGTCTTCGGCGCCGCGGACAAGACGCGCCGCCTGACGCCGGTCTGGCCGGGGACGACGGCCCAGTCGGGGCGGCGCGCGGGGCGGATCTACCCGGTGGGCTCCCAGCAGGCCAAAGAAGACGCGCTGGGGGCGATCCACAACGTCCAAATCCCCGGGCCCCGGTATGCGCATTTCCCCGTCGACCTCCCCGAGGCCTGGGCGGAAGGCCTCCTGAACGAGGTCCGCCGTTGGGACAAGCGCGCCGGTGGCTTCCGCTGGAAGCCGGCCCACTCCAAGGTCCGGACCGAGCCCGCCGACTGCCGGGCCTATGCCTATGCCGCCTGGCGCGCGCTGTTCCAGACGATGCGCGTGGCGGTCGACGCGGCCCTGCGCGCCGAGGCGCTCCGCGTCGCCCGGGCGGCGGACCTGCCGCCGGTCGAGCGGGCGACGCCGGCCCGCGTCTCCACTGCGTCCATCCCCGACACTGCCGCGGCCGCGGCCCAGACGTCGAGCCTGGCGCCCCAGACGGGCCGCCGTTCCGCGGGGCGGCGCCCCGCCCGGTTCCGCATGCCCGGCGCCTGGTAATCGGGCCGGGACGGCCCGGCATCGCCCCATCTCCGCCCAAGAGTGCCCCGGGCCCGGGGCATGCGCGCGCTGGAGAATCCTCCCGATGGCCTGGACTCAGGCAGATGTGAGCGCCCTGAAGGCGGCCATGGCGACCGGCGCCAAGGCAGTGACGATCGCGGGCGAGACGACTGTCTTTCGCGACTTGGACGAGATGGAGCGCCTCCTGCGCCGCATGGAAGCCGAGGTTGCCGCCGCTGCCGTCACGCGTAGCCCGCGCCGGTTCCGCGTCCTGCGGATCGGCGCCATCGATCGGGGGCTGTGATGGACGCTCCCCAGGCTCCGCGCGCGACCGGCCTCCGCTTCCGCCCGGCGGGCGGCTCCCCCGTCCGCTTCCGCAACGCCGGCGGCCCGACGGCTGTCGCCAACGGCTACGACGCCGGATCTCTGGCGTCTCGGATGGGGACGTGGGGGACGGAGATGGAGGGCCTGACCTCGCACATTCGCGGCTCGCTCTCGACGCAGAGGAAGCGGGCCTGGTCCCTCTACCGGAACTCGGCGTGGGTCCAGGCGGGGGTGGAATACCTGATCGACGCCCTGATCGGCCACGGCGTCGAGGTCCGGCCCAAGACCGCCGACCGCGCGCTCAACCGCCAGATCGCGGAGGCCTGGGCCGCCTGGGCGACCGAAGAGGCCGACGGGACGGGGCGCGGCGACTTCCACGGCCTCTTGGCCCTGTGCCTGCGGGAGATGCTGGTGGGCGCCGACGCCTTCGTCCGTTTCCGCGCCCGGGACCCCGAGGACGGCCTGCGCGTGCCGCTCCAGCTCGAGCTCCTGTCGGGCGATTTCCTCCCCGAAAGCAAGAACGAGATCGCCCGCAACGGGAACCTCATCCGCCAGGGCGTCGAGATGGACCTCGTTGGGCGCCGGACTGCCTACCATCTCTACCGGTCCTCGCCGCGGGCGACTAACCCGGATGGGTCCCCGATGAAGATCGAGACCGTCCGCGTCCCGGCTTCCGAGGTCCTGCACATCTTCCGGCCCCTGGAGACCAACCAGGTCCGCGGGGAACCGCCCCTGACCCGGGCCATCCTGACCGCCAAGGAGCTGGGGGAATACGTCTCCAACGAGCTGCGGCGGAAGACGGTCTCATCGGCCATCACGGGCGTCATCACGCGCGCCGCGCCCGGCGAGCCGACGGCTCTGGAGTCGGGCGCCACGGGCGACGGCGACGGCGAGGTGGCGGCGTCCGGGACCATCGATCTTTCGGTCGGGATGATCCCCGTCCTCGAGCCGGGCGAGGACATCCGCTGGCTGACTCCTGCGGATGTCGGCCCGAATTTCGCGGAGTTCCTGCGGGCCCAGCTCCGCCTGATCTCCCAGGCCATCGGGATCCCCTACGAGGCCCTGACCGGGGACTGGTCGCAGATCAATGACCGGACCTGGCGCGCTGCCGACAACGGCTTCCGCCGGTCCATCGGCGCCTGGCAGTGGCGGGTCCTTGTGCCCCAGTTCCTGCGCCCGCTGTGGCGCCGGTGGATCGAGGTGGCCGTCCTGTCGGGTGCGGTCGTCCTTCCCCGCGGCATGACCCCGGCCCAGGTCGGCGCCGACTTTTTCTTCCCGCCCTTGGGCTACATCAATCCCTACCAAGAGGCTCAGACGGCCCTGATCCGGATGCGCGCCGGCCTGCAGCCGCGCGCCTGGGCGCTCGCCGAAGAAGGGTACGACGCCGAGGAGGTCGACGCGGCCTACGCCGCCGAGCGCGCCCGCGAGCGGTCCCTGGGCCTGGTCTTCGACTCCGACCCGTCTCTCGTCTCGAAGTCCGGCGGCGGTCAGCCGTCCGGCTCCGCCCCCATCGATCCGGCTTCCCCCGGTCCTGCCCCATCTCCCGCGCCAACCGGAGAATCCTGATGCCTGTCCGCTCCCCGCTTGCCTTCTCGCCCGCCCGCGCCGGCGACATCGAGGTCCGCCGGCCGTCGGTGCCGTATGCCCTCGTGCGCGAAGACGGGGCGCGCCGCGCCACCCTCTACGTCTATGGAGAAATCGGGGCCTGGGGAGTGACGGCGGCCAGCGTGGCAGCCGACCTGGCGCTGGTCCGGGACATTGACGTCCTGACCGTCCGGATCTCTTCCTACGGAGGCGAGGCCTTCGAGGGCCTGGCAATCCACAACCTCCTGCAGGCCCAGCCCTTCACTGTCGAGGTCGTCGTGGATGGCATCGCCGCTTCCGCGGCCAGCGTCATCGCAATGGCCGGAGACCGCGTGGTCGTCGCCGATTCCGCGATGATCATGATCCACGACCCCTGGACCTTCGCAATGGGCGGGGCGGGGGATCTGCGGAAGCAGGCCGACATCCTCGACAAGATCAAGGCCGCCCTGATCGCCACATACCGACGCAAGGCGCCTGACCTGGACGAGGCCCGCCTGGCCGCGCTGCTGTCGGAAGAGACCTGGCTGTCCGGCCCCGAGGCCGTCGCCCTGGGCCTGGCCGATGCCGTGATCGAGGACGAAGAGGCGCCGGTGGCGCCCGCGCCGTCGGCCTCCGCCCAGGGGCTCTTCCGCGCCTGCGCCTCTGTCGGCGACCGCGTGGCCGCGTCCCTGCGCGACGCCATCGCCGCGCGCGCCGCTGCCACCGCCGGGAAGCCGACCGTGGCCCCCGCGGCCGCGGTCGAGGCGCCCGCCGAGCCCGCCCCCCAGGACCCCGCCGGAGAGGACCCCGCCGCTGTCGAGCCGACGCCCGCCGAGGGCGCCGAGGAGACGGCGGCGGTGGAGGGGGCCGAGACGCCCGCTCCGGAGGCCGCTCCGGAGGCGCCCGAGGCTGCCCCTGCCCCGGAGACGCCTGCCGAGCCGGCGCCCTGCCCGGTCGAAACGGCCGAGGCTGCCGTCGCCGCCGGCGTGCCCGCCGCGGACGCCGCCCGCTTCGCCGCCTCCCTGATCGCCTCCGGCGCCAGCCGCGCGGCCATCCAGGCCCGCCTGGCGGTGCGCGCGGAGGTCGGCGCGCTCTGGTCCCGCGCGCTCCAGACCGTGCCCCATATCCGGCCCGCCGAGGCCGACGTCCTTGGCTCCGCGTCTGTCGCCGAGGCCCGAAAGGCCATCCTGAAGGCGATGGCCGCCGGGGCCGCCGACATCGACCCGCGGCCCGCGCCGCCCGCGCCGGCGGCAGAGGACCAGGCGGCCGCGCTGCTGAAGTCCGCCATCCGCGAATCCATGGCCCGGCTCTTCCCGGGTCACGTCGAGACCCCGAGCAAGCCTGAGGAGGCCGCCTGATGTCCATCGTTTCTACTGCCACGGCCCCGGTCCGCGCCGAGGGCTTTTTGCTGAGCGAGGCGAACGGCACGCGTTCCCGTGAGGTCGGCACGCTGGCCGCTTCGCAGACCATCGTCCCGGGCCGTCTCCTCGGGCGCCGCACGACCGGCGGCCAGATCGCCGCTTACGACAATGCCGCGAGCGATGGCACGGAGGCCTGCATCGGCATCGCTCTGCGCGCGGCGGTCACCGGCGCCAGTGAGACGGTCGACCTCGCTTTCATCGCGCGTGACGCCGAGGTCCTCGGCTCCGAGCTCGTCGGCCTCGACACCGCCGGCTCCGCCGACCTCGCCGCCCTCGGCATCATCATCCGCTGACGGAGACCCCCGATGGACTTCAACCTCACTCCCTTCGAGCTCTCGACCCTGACGGGCGCCGTCAATCGAGTCCCCTTCCAGCCTGGCATGATTACGGCCCGCGGCTCTTTCGCGCCGCGCCCCCAGGCGACGGACACGGCGCTCTTCGACTATCGTGACGGCCAGCTCCGCGTGGTCGACCCCGTCGCGGCCTCCGCGCCAGGCGTCCGCCTGTCCCGCGACGCCGAGGACCGCCAGGTCGCCTTCGCTGTGCCGACTTACAAGATCGAGGACACCCTGCTGTTCGCCTCGATCCAGGGCCGCCGCGCCTTCGGCATCGACGGCCCGGAGGTCGTCGAGGCCAAGCGCGATGAGCGCCTGGGCATCGCGCGCCAGACCATCGAGACCACCCGAGAGCTCTGCCGCGTCGCGGCGATGACCCGCGGTCAGGTCCTCCGCCAGAACGGGTCGGTCATCACGGACTTCTACGCGGCCTTCGGCGTCTCCGCCCCAGCAGTCGTCACTTTCGACCCCGGCTCCACCGGCGCCCAGATCCGCAAGGCCGCCGCGGGCTACATCCGCACGCTCGTCAAGACGCTCGGCGTCGCGCCGCCGCGCGTCATCGCGCTGTGCGGCCCGGAGTACTTCGATCGGCTCGTCGGCGCCAAGGAGGTCCGTGAGACCTACCTGAACCAGCAGGCGGCCAACGAGCTGCGCGAGGGCCAGGCGTGGTCCAGCCTCAACTACGGCGGGATCCTCTGGATCGAGTACCAGGGCTGGCTGCCCAACGGCGATCCCGTGATCCCGGCGGACAAGGCCTACGTCGTGCCCGAGGGCCTGCCCGGCCACCTCGTCGAGGTCCAGGCGCCGGCGCCCTACGGCGAGACCATCAACACGCTGGCCATCCCGGTCTACGCCAAGGCCGAGCCGAGGAAGTTCAACGATGGCGTCGAGATCCAGGTCATCGCCCGCTTCCTCCCGGTGAACACCCGCCCGGAGGCCATCGTCCCTCTCTCTCTCACCTGATCGGCGGCAAGGTTGAGAGAGTAGCGGCGGGGCGCCTCCGGGCGCCCCGCTTGCGCTCCGGGTAGCCCCATCTCCCCCGCATGCCGGCGATCACCCATCCTCTCGTCAATATCGGCCCGGGCCCCAATCAGACGCCCGCGGACACCGCGCGCGACGCGTTCGGCAAGATCAACACGGCGATCCAGGCGCTCGACGGCGCGGTCGACGCGGCAGGCGCCGCGGCGGCCGCCGCGCAGACCTCCGCCAATACCGCCGCCGCTGCGGCCTCCGCCGCCCAGGCGACAGCCAACACGGGCGTCGCCAACGCCTCGGCCGCCCAGACGACGGCCAACACTGCCGCGGCCAATGCCTCCGCTGCGCTGGCCCAGATCGCCGCCCGCCTCGACACCATCACCGTCGACGCCGCCGTCGTCCCCAGCGGGACGGCGCTGCCGCGCGTGCCCGATGTGCTGGTCGTCATCAACACCCCGCCCGCCAGCCCTTACTGGGTCGTCTTCCCGGGCGCGCCGAACCGGGCGCCCGCGGGGAAGCCGCTCTGGGTTGCCAACCGGGCCGCCGGGACCCTGCGGATTGGAGAAAGCACCAGCGCCGCGCCGAAGATCGAGGTGGGATCCGGCGTCTCGGCGCTTCGCGTCTCGATGGGGGGCGGGGACTGGGAGCAGGTTGCCGTCGCCGGCGATACTATCCCCGCTTCGCAGGTCTCGGGCCTGGCCGCCGTGGCGACTTCGGGGTCGTTCAACGACCTGTCGGCCAAACCTCGGACTCTGAGGACGGCCTTGTTTCGATCGAGTGCCGTGACCGGCATTCCCTCGGCAGTCTGGCGCGCCATTGCATTCCAAACTGCTGAGGACAACGACCTTGGCGTCACCGTCTCCGAGGCCAGCCGGACCTTCACCCTTCCGGCGGGAGTTGTGAAAGTGCGCCTGACAGTGAATCTGACGACTTCAAACGTCTCTGCTTCGAACATCCGGGCGACTTTTTCTCGGAACTCTAGCGGCGTGGATACTTACCTGAGCTTCCCCGGAAACATGATCGAATCGCGCGCGCCCGCGACCCCGGCGCACGTCACGGCCCAAACTGCCTGGATCTCTGCGTCTTCGGGTGACGTCTTTCGTGCCTTGGGATGGATGACGCAAACGGGCGGTGGGGACTTTGGCAATCCACTGCAAGAGCAGTGGCTTTTGATCGAGGGATGGTGCAATGCTTGACCTCTTCGTCGATGGCGCACGTATTTCTGTGTCCAGTGCCGCCGAGGCGGGCCGGATCAAGACGGACCTCCTTCGCCTCCAGGCCAAGACCGTTGGCGAGGAGGCGGTGCCTTCCCGATCCTTTCTCATGGCCGACGCCGCCGTCCTGGCGGTGGTCCTGCAGCAGGCGATCGGCACGATGACGCCGACGCGCGGGGCGGCGCTCCTCGCCTACCAGGCTGCGGTCCTGGCGTCCCTGGTGGCCGCCGAGAACGAGGTCCAGGCCATCGTCGCAGACGAGACCTTGAGCGAGGCAGAGAAGGTCCAGGCCATCGAGGCCGTCGCCCCGGCCTGGCCGGCGCTCCCGCCGGAGGCCACGGCATGACCCGCCACCCTCTCGCCGCCCTGTCCGCTCTGACCCAGCTGCGCGCGGTTGGCGCGCCGGCGCTCTATGCCCCGCGCGGGGCCGCGCCAGGCGCGGCGCCGATCCCAGTCCGCGTCATCCTGCGCGAGGCGACGGAGGTCCTGACCGACGGCGAGACGCCGATCGCGACCTACACGCCGACCGCCCGCATTGCCCGCGCCGATGTTCCCTCCCCCCAGGAGGGGGACCGCCTGATCGTGGGCGCGCGCGTCTGGCGCGTGCGCGAGGCCCAGGACCACCAGGGCGCCCTTTGGGTGCTCCTACTGAATGAGGCGCGCGGGACGCCTCCGGCGCCCGCTCCGGCGCCGTCGCCAGACGAGGAGGAGGATTGATATGGCCCTCGCCAAGCACTTTCGGACGGAAGTCCGCGACCGTCTGATCGCCCTCCTCGAGGCCGACCCCGACCTGCCGCCCGTGCGCAAGCGGCCGCCCTCCGCCCTGCGCATGGAGGACCTGCCCTGCCTGATCGTCATGACCCGAGACGAGACCATCGGCTTCAAGACGGCGCCAGCTCCGCGCCGCGCCGAGCGCGCCCTGGACCTGACCGTCGAGGCCTGGGCGCCGGGGCAGATCGATCCCGACACCGGCGAGGTCGTCAATGATCCCGAGGCCGATGCCGAAGCCATCCAAGCGCGGGTCGAGCGGCTCCTTGCCGCCGACCGCAAGCTGGGCGGCCTTGTCCATGACCTGACCCCGACGGCGATCGCGATGTCGGGCGAGGACGACGACGGCGAGGTCCCGATCGGCATGGCCGCCCTGATCCTGCGCGCGACCTACCACGTCCAGGAAGGCGCCGTGGAGGCGCCTGCGGCGCCCGCCCCGGGCCCGACCCCCTAAGCGGGCGGGGCGGGGCAAGGCAGCCCCCTGGCGGGGCCCGCGCGCCCCATCTCCGCCGGAGATCCCTGGGGCCTGCTGCCCCGCCTTCATCGCGTAGCCGGAGACCCCGCCCATGCCCTACCAGGATGTCGTCGCCACGGACATCGCCGTCGCCCCGGAGGCCGCCTGGGGCGTGGCCCCGTCGTCCGGCTACCGCCGCATCAACCGGACCTCGTGGTCCGTCAATCTCGAGCGCGACGCGATCCGGTCGAACCGGATCCGCTTCGACCGACAGCGCCTCTTCTCCCGCCACGGCGTTGAGCGCCTCCGCGGGACTTACGAAGATGAGCTGTCCCTGGGCGGGTCCGACGCCTTCCTCGAGGCGCTGCTGTGCGGAACTTGGACGGCGCCTGTCTCGATCCTGTCGACGACCGCAGATGTCTCTGTCTCCAGCCAGCAGATCGTCTTCACGCGTGTTTCCCCTGCGTCCTGGCCCGGTGTCGCCGCCGGAGACCGCGTCTCTGCAGTGATCAACTCGGAGGCCCAGGGCCCCGGGACCGTCGTCGCTGTCAGCGGCGCCGTGCTGACGGTGCTCTTCGACGGACCGCCTAGCGTGTCTTCCACCCTCGGCGCGGAGGTCTCCGTCGAGTCGCTGGGCAAGACCTTGCAGAACGGCATCGCCAAGCGATCTCTGACCGCCCTCGTCGGCTTCGCCGACGTTTCCCCGGCAATCTGGCGGGTCCAGCGCGGCCTGGTTGTGTCCGACGGGTCCCTGACCCTGAACCCCGGCGAGGTGGTGACCGCGCAGTTCTCGATGATCGGAAAGACCGAGGACATCGAGACGGCCCCGATCTGGGGATCGGGCGGCCCTGCCGAAGCGTCCGACGGCGACGTCCTCGTGGCCGTGGATGGCGTGCTCCGCGTGGATGGCGAGGAGGTGGCGGCCCTGACCGGCCTGACCCTGACCATCGCCGCGAACACCAACAACGGCCGCTCCGTCGTCGGGTCCCGCTCTATCGTCAATATCTCTCGCGGGACGGGCGACGTCACCGGGACCATCTCTGCCCTCCTCGAAGACCGGCGCTGGATCGACGCGTTCCGCAACGAGGCTGAGGTCGATCTGCTGGTCCGCCTCCGTGATCGCGCCGGGAGCGGCTTCGTCCAGCTGCACCTTCCTCGGGTGAAGATCAACGGCGCCAGCATGACCGTCTCCGGCTCCGAGGAGATCATCGTCGAGGCCCCCTTCGAGGCCCTGGGGACCGCGGGCGGCTACACCGTCCGGATCCAGTCCTCCGCCGCCCTCTAAGCGGGGCGACGCCGACGCGGTGGTGCGGGGCGGCCCGAAGGCCGCCCCGCCTGCGTTAGGGCCCCATCTCCACCCCGCGGGCGCGGGGCCCGCCCAGACACGCTGACCAGGAGACTGCCGTGCTTGACCTTGCCACGCTCTCGACTGCCGCCCCCTCCGAGGAGGGCCGCTGGCTCGAGATCCGCCACCCCATCACCGGCGCGCCGATGGTCCATGAAGACGGGCGTCCGCTGCGCATTCGCGTCCGCGGGGTGGACTCCAGCACCTTTGCCAAGATCCGGGAAGGCAAGCTGCGCCGCCTCTTCGTCGAGGGGCTGCCCGCCGAGGAGGACCCGCACAAGCGCGACGCGGCGACCCTGGCCGACCTCCTCGTCGGGTGGGAAGGCCTCGTCTGGAGGGGCGTCGACCTGCCCTTCACGCGCGCGGCCGCGGTCGAGGTTCTCACCGAGACGCCTTGGCTCCGCGAGCAGATCGAGCGCTTCGCGGGGGAGCGGGCAAATTTTCTGCCGGCGTCGTCCGCCGTCTGATCGACCACGCGCGGGCCCAGTTCGACCTGGATCGCCCGCGCGCCGACGGGCGGACACGACGCCAGCACCTCGAAGCCGCCGCGCGCGTGAAGGGGCGCCGCATGGCGTCCCTGGAGGTGCCTCCGCTTCCCGAGGAGGCCGAGCACCTGTGGGCCTGGTTCCAGGAGCTGAACCTGGCCCGGACGGGTTCCGGATTTGGCCCCAACCCTCTGTCCTACGCGGAGATCGATGCCTGGGCCAGGCTGTCGGGCCGTGCCCCATCTCCGGTAGAGGTCCAAGCCCTTCGGGCCCTGGATGTCTCTTGGCTGGCCGCCCAGGCGCAGGCCCGCGAGGAGGCCCAGCCCAAGGGCCCGGACGCCTCCCCCACGCCCCCACCGGGGGGCCCGCGTAGGACGCCCCGCTGATGGTTGCCCGCCCGTCCGACGTCGCCGTCAAGATCACCGCCGAGGACCAGACCGCGGCGGGCCTGCAGTCGGCGATGGCCCGGATCCAGGCCCTTGAAGCCCAGCTCCAGTCCGCCTCCGGCGGGATGAACCGCGCCGCTGCCGGCGCCCGCGGGCTCGACGGTGCCATAAGCGGGATCGTCGGGACCGTCGGGCGTCTTGGCGGCATCCTCGCCGGCCTTGGGCTGGGGGCGATCTTCGTCCAGGCCGCCCGCGACGCCCTCGCCGCGGGAATGGAGATCGAGCAGCTGACGAGGCGCTACCAGTTCCTGGCGGGGTCTGCGAAGGCCGCCCAGGAGCAGATGGCCTTCGTTGCCCGGACGTCGCAGTCGTTCGGAATGTCCGAGCAGCAGGGCCAGCAGAGCTTCGCTTCTTTCCTCGGATTGGCACGATCGGGCGTCATCAATACCGACAGCGCCCAGCGGCTCTTCACGGGCCTGAACGCGTTCGGGTCGCAGATGGGCGTCGGCGCCCAGGCGATGTCCCAGGCCGTCTATGGTCTTTCCCAGGCGCTGGCCTCCGGAACCGTGCGAGCCGAGGAATTCAACCAGGTTTTTGAACCACTTGGCGGCCTGGCCGCCGAGGTCGAGCGCGTCCTGCGGCTGGGCCAGGGCGAACTCCGCAAGCTGGTCAACGAGGGCAAGCTGTCTTCCGACGCTCTGCGCCAGGCGCTGATCGAGGCGCTCCGCCCCTTCGAGGGCGCGGCCGCCCAAGGCGCTACGACGCTTACTGCCGAGATGACCCGCTTCGGGAACGAGGTTCGCAACGCTGGCGCTTCTATCGTTTCCGATCTTCTCGGGCCACTGGCGTCTGCCGTTCGAGAGGCGAACAACCTTGCGCGCGTCACCTTCCGGCGTCCCCAGGAGCTGACCGATGTCGAGATCCAGGAGCGGCTCAACAGCTTGACCGGCGTCAACCGGGCACGCCGCGAGCAGGAGCTGCGGGACATGGTGACCGGACGTCGGCCGCGTCCCGAGAACAACTGGCTCACATGGATTGGGACCTACGGCCCCGCTGGCCTGGCTGCGCGCGGTGGCTTCAATGCCGCAGTTGCGCTTGGCTTGAACGAGCCGACCAGAAACGCAGAGATCGAGCGCCTCCAGATCGAGCAGATCACGCGGCAGAACGAGGCCGACATGGCACAGTTCAACGCGCGATTCGGCCAGGGCGAGACGACGGCCTACCAGCTGCGCCTGATCGGCGAGGTCCAGGGGACGACCCAGGTCATTCAGCGCGAGCTTGGTAAGCTTGCGGAGCGCCTGCGGACCGAGCGAGAGAGCATTGAGGAGGAATGGCGCAAGACGAATGAAGAGCTTGCGCGCGTGGCGCGCGAAGGCGGACAGGCGGTTGAGGGCCAGGTCGAAGCGGCCCGCCGCTTGAACGATGAGCGTCGCGCCCGCGCCCTCGAGGCCTTGGAACGGCCCATCCGCGAGCGGATCGACTCCCGCATCACGGGCGCCGAGGAAGAGACAGCGGCGCTCCAGCGTCAGCTCGATGTCCTGCGAGCCTTCCCCGGGACGATGGAAGACGTTCAGCGACTCTTGGATGAAGAGGCCGCCGTCCGGCGGCTGATCGCTCAGCTTGGCCGGGAGGCGACGGATGCCGACCGCGCGCGCGCCGCGGAGGCGGTCCGGGCGTCCCAGCAGATCCAGCAGGAGCTGCGCGCCGAGGCGGCGCTGCGGGACGCCAACCGCGAGGTCTCCGAGTCTGCCGCTGACCTGCGCCGGATTCAGAGCGCCGCCGAAGCCGCGCGGCGCGCGGGGCGCAACCCTGCCGACGCTGTGAGAGAGACGGAGGCCAGGATCCGGGACGAGCAGAGGTTCCGGCGATCCGGGATCGATCTCAACACGCCGGAGGCCGCTCGTCTACTCGACGATCTGGCTCGCATTCGTCAAGAGCGGGAGCGGCTGAACCAGTCAATCCGCGAGGGCGCTGGCGCGGCTCGTCAAGCGGCCTCCGAGGCCGAGCGCCTGGCGAAGCAGCAGGCCGAGGCGGTGCGGTCCTATGTCAGCGCCCGACAGTTTGAGGCGTCCATCCTCGAGGAGGAGATCCGGATGCTCCGCGAGCGCGGAGACATCGACCAGCCTCTCCTGGACCAGCGCCGGGCCGAGATCGAGCTGCGCCAGCAGATCGCCGACCTGCAGATGCGCGGCATCAACCTGACAGAGGAGGAGATTTCCCAAATGAGGGGCGCGACCGAGCGCCTCTCCGCCTTGAACGCTGAGCGCGAGCGGGTCCAGCGGGCCAACCGCATCCTCGACCAGCTCGACCCGGGCCGGGCCACGGGCCGCGAGGTGCGCGGCATCCGCGAGCTCCAGGAGCGAGGCGACCTGACGCCCGAGCAGGCCGCCCAGGCCATGCAGCAGTCCCAGGAGCGGCTCCTCTCGACGCTGGCATCTCAGGGCCGGGCGATCCGGATCGAGTGGGAGCAGATTGCCGACACGTTGCTCGATGCAGCGACCGGCGCTCAGTCGTTTGACGACGCCATTCGGTCAATCGCCCGGACCATCGCCTCTCAGGGCATCCGGATTGCCATGAACAACCTGTTTGGCAATGGCTCCGGCCTGAACCTGTGGCTCAACAGATCCATGGGCCTGATCCCCGGCTCCGCGTTCGGCGGCGAGGGCGGCGGCGGTGGCGGCTTCCTGTCTGGCCTGTTCGGCGGCGGCGGATCGGGCGGCGGCTTCTTCTCGTCTCTCTTGTCGGGCATCGGCGGGCTGTTCGGCTTCGGCGGCGTGCGCGCCGAGGGCGGGCCGGTGATGGCCGGCGTGCCCTACCTTGTTGGCGAGCGTGGTCCCGAGCCTTTCGTCCCGCGCGTGCCCGGCTACGTCATCTCCGCCGAGGACGCCCGCGCGGCCCTGGCGGGCGGCGCGCGCCGCAGCGGGCGCGCCGGCGGGCCGATGGTCGTGGT